TCATGGCGATGTGCGGTGGCACGTCGTCCTTTACAGGCAGGTTCCGGCTGCGGCGGCCTGGTCGGGCGGGAAGTCGCCGGTCTGACGGATGAGCGTCGCGCCGACGATGCCGTTGCCGGCCTTCGTGACCTTGCAGGCGACCCAGTAGAAGCCGCCGGACAGGTCGAGGTCGCCGACGTCGATCTCGCTGTAGAGCACCTGCTCGACCATCGCCGGGATGAGGTGCGTCACGGCGTTGGTGGAGACGGAGAACGTGCCCTCGCCAGCGTCCTTCACCGTGATGGTGATCACGCCGCTGGTGTCGTCCGAGAAGCTCAGTCCGGGCACGCCGTAGTCGGCGTCGGTGAGGATGCCGTAGAGCACGGTCGCGTCCTGGGCGTCGGTCCCGTCGATCTTGAACTGACGCTTGGTCTTGTCGGTCGTGTTCGTGTGCGCGGTGAACACGTAGTCGGTGCCGTCCGTGTCGGTGATGGTCAGCGTCTCGCTGTTGGCGGCGCTGGAGAGCGTGACCGTCGCCTTCGTGACGTTGCTGAGCTTGGTGGCCGCGGCCGTGTTGGAGGCCGAGGACTCGGTGCCGGTGGACGAGTTGCCCTGCTTCACGACCTTGGCGCCGGTGCCGGCCGCCGCGGTCGCCTGCAGGAACTCGACTTTCGTCACCTTGTTGACGACATTGGCGCCGTCGATGCAGACGAGCGCCGCCTTGCTCCAGCCCCGCATGTCGTAGTAGGGGCCGGTCGCGTTGCTGTTGTTGATCGTCTGCCCGACGAGGCCGACGTCGAACTTGAGCCGTTCGCTGATCTTGGCGATAGCCATGTTCACACCCCCACTCAGTTGAGGATGACGAACGGTGACCGGGCGTCGCCCTTGCGGGGCGTGTAGGTGGCGTCCATCCACGGCGTGCCGTCGACGCGCTCGTAGAGGCGCACGGCGTCCTGAATGGTGAGGAAGTAGAGCTGGTCGGCCCAGTCGACGACGATCTGCTGGCGGTCGCCGATCACGTAGTAGCTCCAGTCGCAGAGCATGAGGTCGCCCTTGGTGCCCAGCGTGGAGGCGTTCTCCGACCAGACGATCGGCATGCCGAGCAGGGTCGGCGACGCGGCCGGACCGGCGTTCGGGATGAAGATGTTGTTCGACCCGGCGTCGGTGAGGGCGTAGAGCTCGGGGATGATGGCGCGGTTTGCGACCCAGCAGGCACGGGACTCGCGGCCGAGGAACTGAGCCAGCATGCCGAGGATGTCGACCTCGTCGATCTTGCTGGCGACGGCCCGGCTGACCGCGACCTCGCAGCCCGCGCCGATGATGCCGTGCGGCTGGTTGGTGCCGTTGCCGCGGATGAAGGCCTCGTCTTCCATGAAGGTGAGGACCTCGCCGAAGCTGCGCTCGATTACGGCGCTCATCGAGAGCGGGGAGTCGGCGAGCAGTTGCTTCGACACCTTACCGACGGCGGCGAGCACGTTGGCCTCCAGCGAGACCTCCTTTGCCGTCCAGGCTGACGCGGTGATGGTGTTGGCCTCGGCGAGCCAGTAGCCGAGCATGCCGCCGTAGAAGTTGGTGGCGTGGCTGTCGGCGTTGAGGGCGGGGATCTTCGCCGTGTCCGACGCCATCGGGATGATGGTCGCGCCGTGGGTACGGGCGACGCCCTGCTCCATCGGGATCTTGAGGATGTCGGCGATGAACTGGTCGGGAACCATGTAGCCGCCGACGCCGCCCGACGCCTCGCCCATGTCCTTCCGCTCGACCTTGCCGGTCAGGGTCTTCGCGAGCCAATCAGCGAAGCACTTGTACTCGGAAGAGGACTGGTCGCCGATGGGCGGGCGGGTCGCCGACTTGAGTTCGGCGATCTCGGCGCGGAGAGCGGCCTGCTCGTCGGCCATCTTCTGCACGGCCTCATCGCGGGACTTCTCCAGTGCTTTCAGCTCGGCGTCGTACTCGTTCTGCTTGCGCTGCTTGAACTCGGAGACGAAGGTCTCCAGCTCGCTCGCGCTCTTGGTGAGCTGACTGATCAGCTCGGGGGTGAGGTCACTCATGAGATGAAACCTTTCAATTGTGGGATGGCGCGATTGATCGCGCTCAGGGCATCCGCGAGCGAGTGGAGGACCGGCTCGTCGACGGAAGCGGCGGCTGCCGAGGGCGGCTGAGTGGGTAGTCCCGGCTCAGTGCCGAGCAGTGCCTTGAGTGATTCCAGTTCTTCGGGGCTCAGGCGCCCCACGAGACTCTTGACGGCCGTCACCTTCGCGAGTGTGTTCGCGCCCCAGGTGACGAAGCTGTACTCCCTCAGCTTGACCTCGTGCAGGTCGAGACCGCCGAACTCGTTCTCGTAGAACTTGCCGGGAACGAGGTTGTAGCCGATGCTCATCTCGTCAATCACGCCGTCTTTGGCGAGCGTGAGCAGCTCGTCGCCCTTTGCGGTCTTCGAGATGTAGGACTTGGTGAACAGGCCGAAGCTGTCCTCGCGAATCTCCAGCGGCTTCCCGACGAGTCCGTCCCAGACGTCATGCTGGTATGCGACCTTCACGCGGGAGGCGTTCTCCTTCAGGCTCTTGAGAAAAGCCCCCGGCATCACGCGGTCGCCGTAGCTGTCGACGTTGCCGAAGACCGAGGCGTAGCCCTCGATCGTGCGCTTGTCCTCACTGATCGCCTTGACCTCGAAGGCAAGGAATGGGCGGCGGGTCGTGTCGTTCATGCAGAGCCTCCCGAGTCAGGCGGCGGCGTGCGCTCGGGCAGTATCGGGTAGCCCTGGTCGCCGACGAGGTAGGTGTTGGCGGGCATCCAGAACGCCTGCCCCTTGCCGTCCGGCATGGGGTTCATGTCTTCGAGGGCGCGGACGTCGTCGCCGTTCATCACGCCGAGCTGCTGGCGCATGGTCTGGTAGAACTGCGCGCGGCTGGCGGCGTCGCCGCGCATGAGGCCGTTGACGTTGAACTTGAGGTAGGCGGGCGCGGGCAAAATCCAACGCTTGAAGGCGGCTTCCAGCAGCGTCGTCCACGGCAGGATGGCGTCCTGGACGAAGCTCATGTTCTGCTGCTCTATCGAGTTGCCGAACTGCGGCTTGTCGAGCATCGCGCCGAGGCGGTGCGGGGGGATGCCGTAGATGCGCGTTCCGATGTCGACGACGCCGAACTGGCGCTCCTCGAGGAACTGCGCCTGTTCGTGGGTGATGGACATGGGCTTGTACTGCGCCGCGACGAGGCCGGCGATCTTGTGGCCCTCGCCGCCGCCGCCGTAGAGTTCGCGGAAGGACTGCGTGTAGCTCGTCGCCTCGGCCTCGCTCGTGCCGGCGGGGAACTCCAGCACGGCAGAGACGGCGGCGCCGTTCTGGTAGAACTTGCCGAGGTATTTCTGCGCCGCCTGCCCGATGCCGATCTCCTGCCGCGCCATCTCCACGGGCGAGAGGCCGCGGTCGTGGCCGGGGAGCGTGAGGGCGCGGACGTGGACGATGTCGCCGGGGGTGAACGCCTCGCCGCGGTGGTTCGCGTATACGAGTTCGTTCGTGTCCTGCCGGCGGGCGGTGATGACGGCGCGCGGGTTGAGGATGAAGAGGCTCTGAGGCTTGCCGCGGCCGTCCTTGTTCCGGGTGTCCATGAAGAGGTTGCCGTCGCCGAGCAGCGAGTCGACCGCCTGCGCGCAGAACTCGGGCCAGAGCTGTTCCGCGTTCGGGCGCCGTAGCCACAGCGGTTCCGGGGTGAACGGCACGCGCGCCGAGCTGCCGTTGCCGAGGTCGCGCTTGGCGAGCACGTCGGCGGGAAGGCTGGCGATGGTGTAAGCGATGATGCGCCGCGAGCCGTAGACGGCCGAGTGGCGCATCGCCGACTCGGAGTCGACGGAGACCCCAGCCTCCGTGCGGACGCCGCCGAGGAACGTGTTCCACGATTCCGGCCACGTCACCGCGTCGGACTTGGTGAGCAGGCTGCCGAGCGTCTTGCCGAGCAGGCTCACGAGCCGTCCCGGCGCTCGAGGACGTGGGCGAGTACGAGCAGGAGAAGGCCCGCGGCAACGGCCGCGAGCCAGGGCCGCACGGTGTATGCACCGAACGTTATGCCGGAGCCGAAGAGGACGGCTCCTGCCGCATCGACAGCGGCCCGCACTTTGTGCAAGGGCGTCTCCCAGGTAGGTACCTGGAGACAGCCTAGGAAGGCTGGGGGGCAGTTGGCCTCTACACTTTACGAGGCTCAGATGACGACGCCGGCGAAGGCGGGCGCCTCGCGGGGGGCCATGCACCGCTCGAGGGCGATGAGTTGGCTCGTGATGCCGTCGATGGAGTCGGAGCTGCGCTTCTTCGAGGGGCGCATGGCCTCGTAGGGGTTGACCTCGGCGACGACGTTGGACGCCATCCAGCGCAGGACCGGGGAGCCGCCGTGGTCAATGGTGCCGTCGGCGACCATCTTCTCGAAGAGGCGGCAGGGCGCGTTCATGACGCTGGCGTACTGGCTCACCTTGACCATCTCGATCTTGTCGAGGTCGAACTCGTCGAGCAGGGTGATGATGTGCGGGGCGTGCCACGGGTCATAGCCCAGCGCCTGCACGTCGAAGGCGTGACAGTCGGCGGCAATCTGCGCGGCGACGGCGCGGTAGTCGATTGACGGCCCTGGACAGAAGGTGACGAAGCCCTGTCGCGCCCACGCCCGCAGGTCGTCGCGCATCCGTGCCCGCCGCTCGAGCGCCGCCTCGGGTATCCACAGGCGGGTGAGCACCTCGGCGCCGTCGCCATCGTCGGCGGGGAACCACCACGAGAGCGCCGTGAAGTCGGAGGTGGAAGAGAGGTCGAGACCGCCCCAGCAGGCGCGGCCGGCGTTGCGCTTGGCGATGGCGTCGGGGCTGGTCGAGTGGCCGCAGGCGTCCCACTGCGAGAGGTCGAGCCAGCCCTCGGCCATGGCGACCCACTGGTTGAGGCGCAGGCGCAGGAACGCCGTCTTGGCACTCGGGATGCGCTGGGCCTGACGGTGCGCGCGGCGGAAGTCCTCGATGTCGAGCACGCCCGCCTGCAGCATCGGGTTACAGGCGTACCACGTGGCCTCGTCTTCCCAATCGGCGTCGGCCGGGGCGGCGTATATCTGGGCGAGAAAGGTCGGGTCGTCGGCGATGCCGGAGAGCACGTCGGCGGCGTAGCAGTGCATGTCCCACGTCGTGTTGATGAACAGCAGCGGCTGGTCGCGGGCGCCCATGCCCTCCTGCACGACGTCGAGGAGGTCGCGGGAGCGGTGGCGGTGGAGCTCGTCCACGGCGGCGGCGCTGGGCTCGATGCCGTCCTCGTAGTTCGCGTCGGACGACAGAGCTTGGTAGAAGCTGTCCAGCGCGGCGACGTAGATGCGCTTGTCGCGGTCGTAGAGCTTGACGGGCTTGCCGCGGAACTTCGGGTACAGCGCCGGTGAGAGGCGCACCGAGGCCGCCATCTTGCGGTACGTCTGTCCCGCCTGATCGCGCGTCGCGGCGGCGGAGTAGACCTCGCCGCCGTACTCGTCCTCGTCGAACAGGCACTTGAGCAGGCAGCCGGCGGTGTCGGTGGTCTTCGAGTTCTTCTTCGGAATCTCGCGATAGATGGTGCGGTACTTGCGGCGCCCGTCGGGGTTGAGGGTGCCGAAGACGGCGCGCAAGTAGGCCGCCTGATCGGGCGTCGGGATGAACGGGACCGGGCGACCCTTGGAGAGGTAGAGGCGCTTGCAGAAGAACTGGACGGCGCGGTCGCCGGCCGCCTTGCCCGCGTCAGACTTCGGGCGCTTCGTCGAGGTCGGACTCATCATCGGGCGGGGCCTCCTCTTCGCGGTCGAGCCTGCGCATCGCGAGCGGTGAGAGGCCGAGTGAGTCGCGGTGCTTCTGCAGCGACGAGCGCCACTGGCCGAGCAACTGCGCGACCGGGTTCTTGACCGGGCCGCGGTCGCCGGCGATGACGAAGCCTTCGCGGGACAGGCGCCGCTCGCACTGCAGAACGCGGGCATGGCACAGGCAGTAGTCCACGACCGTGCTGGCGTCGGTGCGCGCGATCATGCCGCGGCGCTCGAGCTCGGTGACGGTCAGCTCCCATTCGG